TGGAATTGCTCTTCATATATCGCCTTCAAGGTCGGGACCCTCGACGAAAGCTCGGGCCGCTTCATCGCTATATGATAGGCCAGCCCGGCGACAAGAGCCGGGAGGAAACGGGCCGGGATGTCATAGTTGTTGGTGTTCGCGCTCCCAACATCCTCAATCCGGCGGATGCGCCAGTACACCAAAGTGTAGCTGTCGTCTGGAACAGGCCACAGAGAGATTTCCGGAGCGTCTCTTTGCCGGTCAATATATATTTCTGTAGGACGACCTTCGCTAAGCTTGTTTGTCCTGGAGGCATATGTCGATACAGAAACCCTCGTTAACGAATAGTCAGTTTGGGAAGTCGTCCCAGCCCCACTTGCAAGGCGAATAACATGCTCAGTCAGATCAATTGTGTCTCCAGGGAGTGTATAAGTCGCCGTTGAAGCGGTAAGAGCCTGGGTGCCCTCTTCAATTGTCCAAAGGTTAATCCCTTGGTTCGCCCATTCAAGGCCAAGGAGGTGCATGGACCGCCGCAGAGTGCGCAGATCGTAGCCGGATCGGAGCTCCGTCCCGGCCCGCTCGAAGGCCTCCTCCGCAATCTGGAGGATATCCATGTTATATGTGGCGGTTCCTGAAGTGGCCATTATTTAACGCTCTTCTGTCCCTTGCAGCCCCAGGCCTTCCTGCGAGCTTTCACCTTTGGTGTTCTTTTCTGACTTACAGTCCTTGCGCAATATGCGTCCCCACGCTTCGTCCCCGGATGCGATATCCGTCTATGGGTCTTCCCGCTGCTGTCCTTATACGTGGTCCCGTCCGCGTACTTCTTGTCAGCTTTAGACTGGGACATCTTCTTGCTGCGCATTACATACCTCTCCGCGCCTTCCGAGGATTGCAGCGCCTTACCACGCCACCCTTCGCCATCTTCTTGGCCTTCTTCTCATCGCCCATCAAGGGGAGGCCGACTTGATCTGCCTCATATTTCTTGATCTGTTCCCGAGCGGCGCGGTGGTCCATTTGCTGCTGTCCGAGAATATGACCAGGAGATCGTGTCTCAATGGCATAGTCCTCATCCGGGTTCCCTTTAGCCAAGCGACGGTTGAGCTTGTATCCTGGGACGCCAGAGCCCCTCTTACTCTTCTCAATCTTCTCTCGAAGTTTCTTTTCATCGCTCATCGCATACGTCCTCTCGTCTTACCCTTGACCGCACAGCCATCTCCAGCGCAACCGCTGCGCTTCTTGCCTGAAACACGGCCACCAGCTTTCATGCCGCCCTCTTTCTCATCGTCGTCCATCAAAGACAATGCCGGGGAAAAGGATTTAATGCCCTTCCCTGCAAACGGCATCTTCCCAAACAGGCCGTGCCCAGTCGCAATGCCATATGCGGGAGAGATTGTCCCCAAAAGCTTCTTGCTCATCATTTCCTCCGCTTTTTGATAGCGCCGCCACAGCGGAGCTTGTTAACCGGGGTTGCCCCCATCGGCTTCTTGACCGTGGGAGCGTGGGCACGTCCCGGAGAGGGGACAGTCGACATGCCCCTGCGCATGAGGTCCCTGGCCGCTTGCTCTCCGCCAACGGTGCCATAAAGCTGCTGGACTAGCTGGTTGTAGTTCGGGATTTGCTGGCCAGCACCTACAGTGCCGCCACCTGCGTATTTCTTTTTCTTCATGACTTGCCTCCTTTGTAGCGTCCGTTCTTTGCCCCCTTAAGAGCCCTGTTGGTGCCAGCCTTTACCTTGCGAGTATTGCCTTTTGAGTTATTCCGGGGGTTGCCATCCTTGTGGTCGATGTCATACCCGTCCCCTTTGCTGACAACGCCTTTACGCATAGCTCTGCGGCGAGCAGCATTGCGGGATGCGCGGTCCTTCTTCCGGCTCTCCGAGCTATCATAAGCCCTCTCTCGCCTTGTTCGCGCAGTGGCGCTTTTCTTAAAATCCCCACGCTTAGGCATTAATGACCCTCTGCATCGTTCCCATAATCAATCACCACTCTTCCTGGACGCGGAAATTAGCCGTCACTGTCCCGGTCCCGCTTAACGTGCGAGCGCACAGCGTCACAGGCTGCTGTTGTGGCAGGTCGATATCAAGCGCTGCTACGGCAAGAGTGTTACTCTCGTTCTTTTTCCCCGCCTCAAATACCTCAGACCAGACTACGACACCGTTGGTTAAGGCAGTGGCGTTTATGTCACTTTCTACCGCTGTTTCCGCCGCCGTGTGGTTGGTTGGCGTCTGCCAACTTGCGTTGGTGAGCGTGCCGTTGATGCGTACTTCAACAACCACATCTTCAGTGACGGGGATTACTTCCATGCCAGCAACCCTGACGGTGCGATCCAAGAACGCCGTCTTGTTGCGGAACGATACGATGGGGAGGATTGAAGTGCTTGTTGAAGCACCCGTGCGGAGTTGTGACGTGTAGCGAAACTTTGGACGGTAGCGGCCCACGATGCTGTACTGCCGACCACCGACAAAAGCGTCAAGGTTAGCCGCGTCTCCTCCGTTGAGAACCTCGGCAAAGATGTAAAAGTTTGGGCTTTCAATAGACGTCGAACCTTCAGGCACAACGTAATGGCATGGCGCAAACTGCTGCTCGTTGTTGATGGTGGCGACTTTGCCCCAAACAATTTGGCCGTAGCCGTACCATGTGTAGATGATGCGCCAGATGTCACCTTTACTCAGATCGGTGGTGACGCCTGATGGCCCCGTCCCGTCAAGTTTATCAATGTTCCAATCTGATTGGTACGTCTTGGCGGCAGCCCCGCCGTCTTCGATGGCCGTGTAAAGACCAGTTGCGTCTACTCCGAAATACAGGCCACTGTTCTCGGAGACATCGTGACCGCCCCACTGGGCGTACTGATTTCCGGTCGGCAAGGCTGGAACGCGAAAGCCGATGCCCATCTCCGAACCGTAGCCGGGGCTACACCGCCCAGACTCTGCGCTGTCCAGGTGTGCCTTGCTGTTTGCAGTAGCTCCAGTAGAGATTTTAATCTCCCCGGATGCGGGTGCCACAGACCCGCTGTTGGTCGTCTCGATAACGTCACGCAGCAACGAAGTGCCGTATGAACTGTTAAGCTCAATAATCGGTGTTCGCTCGGCTGTGATTAACTCGCCAAATTGACTTTTAGGAAGCACGGGCCGAGTGACCAATCCTGACGCAGCGGAACTAGGCACTGTCTGAGAAAACTGAGCCTCGTCTGCATCAGCAAGATCAAGCCTTGAAACACCCATTACGCAACCATTTGACGCATCTTGGCGAGCTTGTCCTCGTATTCGGCCTCAAGCTCTTCGGCCTTCGCCAACTTCCTTTCGGCCCTTTCAATAATTTTGGAGGCTTCCTTGGCGGCAGATTCCTTTTCCGCCTCAAGAGCCGACACGTCACGACGCAATGATGCCGCCTCGTCTTCAGCCTGTTGCTTGGCCTTAAGGGCATCGGCCATGGCCTCTTTGGCCTCTGCGATCATCCGGGCAGCCTCTTCCTTTTGCTGATCGATTGACTTCTGACTTGCTGCGCGAGATTTTTCTGCCGCATCCATAATTGCCTTGGCCTGACGCTCTGCCTCAGCAAACTCACTGTTAGCCTTTTCCCGAATGGCACCTGCTTGCTTGATTTGCGCCTCAGTCTCAGCGTAGCGCTGGTCAAGAGCCTTCAGGTCCTCGCGGGCTTTCTTGGAGGCGTCGTTAAGCTTCTTGAGGCTGTCCTTGACATCCTTAGGGCTGTGCAAAATCTCCAAAAGGTCCTGAAGATCGCACTCGACGTCATGCTTGACCTTGATCGTAGACGAGATACCCATTACGCGCCTCCGTTAGGGACAATGCGAAGAGTTGCAGAGCCCGCTGTGTGGGCTGTAATCGCCAGCCGAATAGCGGTCGGTGGGTTCGTGTAGTTCCCGTCCTGAGCCGTGGTCTCTCCGGCCACCGTGTCGTTGTTGAACGTGTTCGCCGTGTACTCCAAGAAGTCAGAGGCTTGCACGTCGTCGAAAGTATGCTGGACCGTGTAGGTCAAATTAGCACCCGAAGACAGGGTAACGCCGAAGCCGATATTAAATTGTTCTGCCCTGTAATCCGTCGGATACCACTGGCTCTCGCAGGTGCCGTCTACCCCAGCCGTAACAGCCGCCGCCGTCGCGTCGTCAACCGCGATCTGGGTAATGGTCAAGAAATTCCCTGAAGACGTTGCAACCCCGGCGTTTGCCCCGGTAACAGCCTCCGTCTGGGCATAGCCTTCTCGGTTTGTCCCGGTAATCGTAAAGGTTCGAGCGCTGTCGTTGCCAGCAGAGGTGATCGTGACGTGCTGGGCCTGGGTAAGTGTGACGGAGCCGCCAGAGGCCAATGCTCCATTGATCGTCAGGTTACCTGCGCCGCTAGGGCTTTGAGATTGAGCAATCCCATCAGCGTCCGTTGCTGTGGGAGAAAGGGTGATAGCTTTTACCTGAGGCACGGTAACCTCCTTAATTAAGAGTTAACCACAAGTTTCCTATCCTGTTGCTCAGGAAGGACGATGTGATGCAAAAAATCGCCCTCATATTCCTTGTCGCCACAATGCCACGTCTTTATTAACGGGTCAATGTGTATGCGAAACCCATGCATACGAGCCAGATTACAAAAATAATAATCTTCGCCGACGTACTGGCCAGTTTCATTGATTTCGAAATGGAATAATAGCGGGTGAATCGATCCGCCAGAAATGATCGCGCCCATGAGAGATGCATGGACGCGATCATCAATGGTGGGCATCGCAAACAGGACCCTACGGCCACTGATGTCGATGTCTTGGCTCACCGCGAGAACATCTTATTGAGAGCTTTAGCTGCGCTCTCGACGTCCTTGTGAACTTTCCCGACTTTTTCGCCATCAATCATGATGGCAAAGCCGCCTTTAACCGAAACGATTGAGCGTCGCATATCAACGCTCCACCGCCGCGAAGACATAGTCTAGGGTCATGGTCTTGGCGGCTGCTTCGCCGTTCTGAATGCCGAAGGAAACCGTCAGCAACTCATCGTCCGGAGCGTTGGTGTTCACAACTTCAGCCACCTTGCTGTCGTCAGCGAAGACTTCGAACTTGCCGCTTTGCGGGTTGTAGAAGAATGCCAAGGTGACAAACGTGTCGTCAGCCATGGTGGCAACGCTTGCTTGGGTCGTTGCCGTGCTGTTCTTGGTGACAACAAAGCTCGCAGCCGTCGAACCATCTGCCTTGGTGAAGTAAATGCCATCCGTCACCGCAAGCGGAGTGGTATCGGTGATTTGCAGACCCATAACAATGTCAGACTGGGTTGCATCCGAAATTTTAAAACGAGCCCGGAAGAACATCTTCTTGGTCGAGCTATACTGGAAGCTCTCGCCGACAAGGTTGAAGAAATCAGCGTCGTTGTCAGCGTCATCGTTGGTGATCAACAAAGCGCCGCCAGCGACGTCCGTCAGGGCTTCAGTGGCATTGCCAGCCCCGGCCTCAGTCGTGGTGATGGTCCAATCACCAGCCGCATACGTGTTGAAATCGTTGAAGTAGGCGACCCACTTGGTCGGGTCCATCATGCCAAACTCATAGAGAGGGTGGCCCTGGGTGACGTTGGAAACGCCATTCGTAAAGTGCGTAGGCATCGAACAATCCTTTCTTAAATCAGTGTGCCAGAATTGGTCACACCATTCGACAACGCATATTGATCAGTCAATGCAGAAAGGGGCGGCCCCGAAGAGCCGCCCCTAACGCGAAGCTCTTACGAGCCGCCCGGCGAACCGTAGACGCCGAGATAGTCAGAGACACCGAAGCTGTAACGCTCGCGGGCCTTGTAACGGACGTTGCCCGTGTCGAAATCACCGTCCATCGACGTGGTCATGGCAGCACGTTCGAAGTGCTTCATGCCATTCGGGATGTCGGTGATCAGGAACCAAGCGTTGGTGTCCGTCAGGTAGTGGTTGACGGTGTACCCATCCGGGATCGTGCCGTTGGTGACGATGGCGTTGACATCGTTGTCAGCCACGCCAGTGCGGTACTCCGACTTCAGGATACGGGTCGCCGTGAACATTTCGTTCGGGGCGACAACCAGCTTGCGCGGCTTTGCCGCGATCAAGAGGCCGCGCTCGTCCGTCCAACCAGCAATCTGGATGGTCGCGTTTTCGAGCGCCGTTTCGTTGAGGTCGGTGGCCGTGGTCGGACGGTTGGAAACCGTGCCGCCAGAGACCAGCGGGTGGGAGGTGTTGAACAGCGAAACGCCGTCGCCCGTGGTGTACGAGCTAAAGCCGTTGTTCAACGGAACCACTGCTTTCACCTGCTTCGTGTACGCCATAGCGCGGGCCAGGGCTTTGGTATAACGAGCCGACAGCGTGTCGTACAAGTTATCCTCGACAGCCTCCTCCGTGATAGAGAAGCCCATCGTGACCGTTTCGTGGTCGTAGCGCTGGGTCCACGCCTCTTGGGCGTTGTCGTAGCTGATGGCTTCGCCTTCGGCCTTAACCGGAGCCGCGCCGAAACCAGAAAGCTTGGTTTCTTCCTCGAACGAGCGCTCAGAATTCTCCGTTTCATAGAGTTCCGAGTGTTCGCCCTCGTACTTGTCGTATTCCAGACCAAACAGTGCGTTCAGACCTGGGAGAAGCTCCTTGAGAAGCTGTGCGCGTGAAATCGCCATTGTCTATTCTCCTAAGCCTTAGACGCCAGTGGTGGATACATACTGGTGACCCACGTTCCACTTGACGAGGACGTCAGTGTACGCGTCACCCACCGCGCTGGTCGGGCCATCGACGAAGCCGATAACACGAAGCGGGAGGGTGTTGGTGGTAGCAGCCGTCG